CATGAACTACGCGAATCTCGTAAAGAAGTAGAGACAAAAATGGTTGAAATTTTGAAGGACGAAAACTTTAAAAACTTTGATAAAATAAAAAACCAAGAAGATGGTTCAATTATTCGAATCCAACGTCCTCAAACGTGGTCCAAGCCTTGGAGTGTTTCACAGAAGGAATTGAAATCTCTTCTAGAAAGCTACTTTGATTCGACTAGGAATTCAAACTCGGCAGATTGTTTCAACTATATTATGAACACAAAGAAAGAAGCTCTGGTAGCAGACGAATTTGCTATTACTCGAACTCTTCCAGAGTAAAAACATTTTATATAATAATGGCAATCCCAGCGGTATTGGATAATTTTGCTGATTTTTTACGAGACCAATCTGATAAAGCTGATATTTTTGTTACAGAGTATAGCAACCAGACTGCAGATAACATAAATAAATTTCTTATTACACTAAAAACTTCAAACCCAATTAAGTACCAACTCGTATCTGATAACATTAGAAAGATGTCAGATAGCATTACTCCAAATCTTGCTCCTACCAGAATTACAGGCGGTCGTAAAAAACGGACAACGCGACGCAAAAAGCATAAGATTACTAAATAATGATGTTGTATAATCCCTATAATACGAATAATAAGCTATTTTCAAAAAAAGACATTCAGTCAATTCTGTCTACACATAGAACAGAATTTACTGTTAAAAACAACAGCCTATTTCAAACTGCGATGGTGCATTCATCGTATGTAAAAAAGCAGAAGTATACAACACCAACAGGAGAAGAAACTGATCTTGCAGAGTGTCCAAAAAGTTGTCTAAACTTATTTGATGAGTCGTATGAACGACTAGAGCATTTGGGAGATACTATTCTGGGTGCGGCTGTATCAACCTATTTATTTCGACGTTATCCAGAAGAGAATGAGGGATTTCTTACAGACTTAAAGAAAGAGATTGTTTGTAATGAAAAACTTGGTGAATTAAGTCAAAAGTTGGGTCTTGATAGATTTTACATCATATCAAGACACAATGAAGAAAACTGTGGTGGTCGTACAAATACTAAAAAGTTGTCTGATATTCTGGAAGCATTTATTGGAGCACTCTGGCTAGATTCTAAACATAATTTTCAAACAGTATCATCTTTTGTAGTTGCATTAATTGAAATGTACATTGATATTCCCGAAATACTGAGAAATAATCGAAACTTTAAAGAACAGCTGCAAAAGTTTTATCAATCAAAATTTCATCATACACCTACCTATGCAATCGTATCGTCCTCGACAAATTCATACACCATGGCTGCATTAGATAAGGAAGGAAACCATATTGGTGTTGGAACGGCTCCAACTAAAAAACAGGCAGAACAGCTAGCTGCAAAGGATGCTCTACGCATTATTTAAAACTACTGTGTTCTTAACGCGAGGAATACGTCTAATAAGTAGTTCACGTTGAGTTCCGCCAACAGACATATCATCTCCTTCTGGGATACCTTCGATTGCGCGAAGAGCTTCAGCTACACGCTGCGGCTGATCTGCAAACTGTAGAAGAAGCTGCGTACGAATTTGAGATCTTTTTAATGCAGGACGAGACGTGCGAACTGAGCGTGTAATATTTCCCACACCATTTCCTTCGATTGCAAAATTATCAACTTCATTTGCTTTCATATACTCTAAAATGGCTCCTGAGTTTTCTGTTTTTTTCTTGTGGATTTCTTTAATTTGTTGACGTAGTTTACGTTCTTCGTCATCTAGCGAAATCCAATCTTTGATAGTTTGGCGAACGTTGTCCATTTGTATATTTACGTTATGTGTATGAAAATTCATGCGTTTATTTTGGATTATTATTACAAATGACACATGATCGTCTAAAAGCAGAAAAGAAGCGTTTAGTTAGCGCTACAAGACGAGTCACTCGTGCAAAGAAGATGCTTGATAAAGCCAATAAGGCGCTAGATGGAACACGCAAACGTGTTCTTGATGCTAAACTAGCAAAAAAGGTAGCATCTAAGCAGTAGTATTTTATACCAATTTAACATATGGACGAAACCCCTACATCTGTCTCATGGAATTCTCAACTTGAGTTAATTCTTTCTCAAGAAGGTGAAAGAGCTTTATGTTACTCGTGGCTTCATAATAATTCTCAAAAGCGTTACACGCGTATGGACACGTATATCACACTTCCTACTATTTTACTTTCAACCCTTTCTGGTTCAGCATCAATTGGATCAGCTTCAATGTTTCCAGGACTAACAGGTACAGCGAGTCTTGCAATTGGTTTTCTGTCGTTATCGGTTGGTGTACTAAATACGGTATCAAGCTATTTTGGTTGGGGAAAACGATCTGAATCTCATAAATCAGCTGGAATGACATATTCAAAAATACATCGTTTCATTATGATTGAGTTATCGCTTCCTCGCTCTGAACGAATGGCTGCAAAAGATATGTTGAAAGTCATTCGTGACCAATTAGATCGTTTAATGGAAACAAGTCCTCAAATACCTGATCCTGTGATAGAACTATTTCGTCAAAAATTTTATTCAACGACACCCAATATTACAAAGCCAGAAATTACAAATGGTTTGGATCCGATTCATGTATACCACGAAGAGTTGAGCCCTCGTTTTCACATAAAAGAAGTCCCTATTATGGTTAAAACTTCCACTGACGATCACACTCGAGACACGTCACAAACGTTGTCATCGGCTCATCTGCCGACCGCGTCTGCATCTGATAGTAGTCACACTTAGTCTTCTTCTTGCAACCAGAACACCACATCATGATCGAAGCACATTCACTCTTTGAGTATAGTTTCTTTTCACTTTCAATAGCCTTATCAACTACATTCTTCCAACGGCTAGGACATAGTTCAACAGCGTTCATCTGAACTAGATTACGAGGAGTAATTTCATTATTTTTAAGTTTTTCTAGCCAATTCTCGCCATTTTTAACATAGCTATCTACTCCCCGCAAGTTTTCATAAAGAGAGATTGCGTGATTTCTGTACATATTCCAGAAGATACGATTACTCCAATCAACTTCAATTCCTTCCTTAATTGACTGATCGCTGACTGAGTGTAGAATTGAATGTTCAAGTTCTTTTACAATGGTATCATCTCCAACTAGCTCTTGAAAATTACGAATAACAACATCACGAATAGCACACTCAATAAATACATTCTTTGATTTAGTTTGAATAAGGCGAATAGGATATACCTGCTTTGCAATTATCTCTTCATCTACCGCAGGAGCCTCTTCAATTTCTTCGTCATCTTCTTCATCGCGTTCAATATCTTCATCATCCTCTTCCTCATTGCCAAAGTTCCACTCCTCATAAAGAAGAGCATAATCATCCGAACGAAGATTTGTGTAATCTGACGCGGTTGCCTTATATTTTTCTTCATCATCTTCCGACATAAGAATAATAATATTACCGGTATAGGACTCTTCATCAAATGGCGTTGGTAGAAGATGTTGATTAACAGGATCATCGTCTTCTGCAATACACGCAAATAGATTTAGCTGAAAGTTTTCTTTTAGAGGATGTACCATATTTCCTTGAAATTGATAATTTTTACTCTTGTACTTTTTACGAATCCATTCTAGCACATCTGTAGTTTTTGGCGGAATTTGTACTTCGCCGACAAGACCTTCTTGCGAAATAGAAACAGCGTACACCATTTTATAAATTCAATAATAGACTTTAGTGAATTCCGTTTTTCTTTTGTAAAAACGGATTTTCGTATTTACAATAAATAAAATAGCAATAAGATGAGCGAATTCAACAAAGTTAAGTGGATTCCTTCATGGAAGCTTTCTGAGGAAGCTAAGGCTGTTAAAAAGCAGCAACTTGATGAAGAAAATCTGAAGAATGTTGAAAAGACTGAAGAGAATTTTCCACCACTAATTGCCGCCCCTACAAATCTAAGAGTTTGGGGAGGAGAGAAGAAGTTTAGTGATCTCGCAAAAAATTGGGATTCCGAGACACAAGAAAAGATGACCAAAGAAAAGCAGATGGCTGAATTTAATAAGTCATCGCTTGCTCCAATCCGATTTGTTATGCCAACATTTAAGAATAGTAAACATTTCGTTGAAACGAGTGATTCTGTTGAATCAGAAGAAGTGGAACAGACAAAAGTTCCAAGCGATAGTGTTTGGAAAGTTGTTGACTATAGTAAGAACCGACGTAAGGAGAGGAATATGGAAGAAATTGCAAATCGCCCTCCGACTCCTGAAGGAGATGGAACTGTTTGGCCCGAGAAAGATCTAAATGAGACCTGTTGGGATGAGCGACGCTAATTATACGGCATTTGTTAACTTATTTCCAAAGAATAGAGCCGAAGCAGCAGTTCCTAATGTTTTTCCTTCTACAGCCGCTACAGACGCTGCGGGATTAAAAATAGCATCATATATTGTCTTATAAAATCCATAGATTAACTGAAAGACGTAAAATAGGTAGCCACGAATCGTGACTCCCAAGCTCTCTGTATACATAGCTGGTGTAACTAGAAACTCTGCATTTTTTGCTTGAAACGCCGCGTAGGCACCCAGTACAACAGCAGCTATTAAAAGTATTACATCTAACACTTGCATTGCCTCATTTTTGCTGTACATATCTGATACAAACTTAGTGATACCAGAAGGAGCAGTAGCTTTTGATTTCTCACCTTTTACATCGGGAGATGATACCGGTTTTACGTCTTGCTTCTTACCTAATCTCTTACAGCGCATATAGGTTTTATTATCGTGGGGCATTGGACCACCCGGTAATGACGCGATGTCATTAAAAAAGACTTCACGATCTCCTAACGGCTGAATAGAACGAGATCCAGGAGCATTTGTTTTTACTAAGTTAGCAAAATCATTGGGATCCATATTGATCATCGCTTTAAATACAACCCACTTGGATTGCACGCATGGGGGGAATACAGATGTTCCATCATACACATAGTAAGAACCGGCAGAAGGAACCATCATATTTAGTCCCCAATTTTCACCTAAATTTACAGTAGTATATGGCTTGGTTGTATCTCCAAATCCTACAAATGAGTTAAAAAAATGAGTAGCAGGAGTTTGAGCAGAATTGGCACGAACGAGCGAACTTACACAAAGAAACTTACCGGTGGGGTTTGTAAAAATTGCGATAACTTCAGCGTCGGCCTGGATATTTTCAATTGTATGGTGACTAGGGTGGTTGACTACAATCTTTGTGCATGTGTAACCCTCACCGTTAAACTTACAAGATCCAAGCCCAGCTTCATTATCAACAATAAGCCCCTCATCTCCAACAACCACGTTTGCCTGAGCGACCATCACGTCATCCATTACAAGCTCACACATTAAGTCACACGGTTTTGATCCCGATTGTGATAAATTGATAGGACTTTGGTTTGGAACCGAACATGATGCCGGAAGTGTAGACGTTGAGCTATAGATGCTCATTTGTAGTCTAGCAGTATTTTGTATCTGAGAAATAAGTAATATGGGAGGTGTTCTTTCCAGCACTACAGAATATATTGCAACCTCATATGGTTTCGGTTTAGTTTTATTATTAGGAGTTGTTGGAGCTGCATTTGGAATTGCGTATGCAGTTGTGGGTCCAGGTGGTAAAACTTTTGCAATTGGTTCCTACATTATTGGTGGTGTTCTTCTTTCGGCAGCTATTATCTATTATACAAAAGATAGTCGGTTTCCATCATTTCAATATGCAGGTATTTTTGCCATGTATCTTCCCACTTCATACGTTCTTGTCGGAATTTTATCAGATATAGTCTCTCAGCGATTTAATGCATCAATCTCAAGCATAGCAGCAATCGTTGCTGTTTTATTAAATACAGGATTAAGTGGCATTGCAACAAATTACCTTGGAATGACAACTGAGAAAATACAACGAACAATTGCAGAGAATGGCGATATAACAAGCTTATATAGACGAATCTATGAGGGGTGTACGGTTCCTGGATTTGAAAATGCAGAAAGTATTTTTGCACCGCAGTCGTTTGTGATAATTTGGACACTGTTCTTTTACTTTCTAACGCTTATTGGGAAATCGGGTCAGTCTCTTGCAGGACTTGCTGGATTAACAGGAGCTGCGCTACTTGTTCAAATAATGTTCTTAAACAGCAACAATTGTCTAAAAAATGAATATTTTGCGTTTAACACAGTAGCGATGCCGTTTATTGCTTCTATAGCTATTGGTGGTGTTATTGGAGGATTATTTGGAGGGATAACGCCACAAATACTAGCGGCAGCGTATCCTAACGATAATACAAAACAAGGTTCTCTTTTTGGTGGAAGTGGACCAGCTCTCGGTCCATCTTCGTCATATGGATCAACGGGTAGCTCTGTTTTACCGCAGGTAGGGGAACCTACGAGTGGTAGTTCAGATGATAATCAGTTTGTATGTGAAGCATACAAAAATGGTGAATTAATTACGTCGACGATTGCGGAGTAGAATTAATCTTAATGTATGTTTTTGCGTTCTGCATCACTTTAAAGTATGGTGTAATCGACTGGCGATCAGTACACTTCTCTGAATAGATATCTTTACCTGCATCGTTTTTTACAACAACAACCAGGCAAGGAATCGGACCAACGCCGTAGCGCTGAATCAGGTCTGTCTTTGTCTTGCGGACATCAACCGACACCCACTCTACATCATCTTCAAACTCTTCTTTCATCCCAAGAAAGCTTGGCTTTAGTTTCATACATGGACCACAATCTTCGGCCCAATAGTGATGTGCTACCACCTTCATTCTTCCTTAGTTATTGTAGTATTGCCTGCGATTAAATGATTCGCAGAAACCAGACGGTACTGGTTGTTTCTGTGAAGTTTCTGTTTCACGACTTCGAATCCGTTTTTCTTAACAGTCTTTGAAAGAGCAGACATAAGTGCGGCATTGAGTGCAGTTTGATCAATCTTATCCAAATTTAGCTTACACCAGTCAATAATGGTTCTCTCCGAAACCGGAGGACCCATTAGTTGAAGAGGACATCCTACAATTGGACTTTCCTTGTTACTTTGTACAACTTTCACTTCCTCTTCGGGATGAAGAACATGAACTGCCATCTTATCGACAATCTCATTATGTTTGCTAAACTCATCGGTACCACCCGTGTGTGCTGCTACATGAATGATCATATAAGACTTAAACTTCGCAAGATTGCGTGACGTATCTTCAATAATGTCACGATTCTTTACAATTCCACCTGCGGCGGTCTTCCAATCATTTTTGATCCAACCCTGAATCCACTTTGTCAAACAGTCTTTTGAATACATTGAATCAGTATAAATTTTAAGATCTACTTCATCAGACGAAAACTTAGAAAGTACAATTTTTACAGATTCAGCGATTGCAAGAAGTTCTCCACGATTATTTGTTTGAGCCTCATCTTCAGGTACACGTTTTGCAATTGAAAGTTCCTTGTTTTCTGGAAACCAGCAAGCATATGAAGCACGAGCTCCTTTCTTACCGTTTCCTTCACAAGCGCCATCCGTAAATACACGAATAGACGTCATATCTGTTTTATGTTTGGTGTATGAAAGTATGTTGGAATCCGTTTTGTAATACATCTGCTTTGAATAGCAGGTTGTATAGTTGTTGGGTCTTCAACGTGAAACCAAACTCGCGATCTGAATGATTTTTGTTCTAATGAACGACGAATCATTTGCTGACATGCGTATGTCAAAAATTCAGAATGCCAAATAAGCAAAATGCGAAATCGCGTTGATCTACGTTTAGGAATTTGACTAATCCAGCTATCAAACCAAGCCGAAAATGTATCAACCGAATTCATTTCGGTTGCATCTATCTCATAAAATTCACAAGTAGACTCATGTTTTGTTTTGTAGTCTACCCATACCTTCTGAGTTTCAATATCATTAAGTGGTTCAAAAAATAAATAATGAGGAGGTGGAAAAAGCAATTCCATTATTACTCTACTTTCTTAATCCGTAGATGATGATACGATCTTCTTTACCGGGATATCAGACGATACAATATATAGACTGTTCTCTGTCGTTACAATGAAACAGTTCTCGCAACGAAAAACGGTTTGAATTGTCGATGTATATTCATCATCTGACTTAACTAGGTACTTTGCGGTGTCCTTGACACCGATACAGCACTTTTTTTCAATACTATCGCGATAATAATCAAAATAAAGAGGTTTATCCTCCGTCATTGAAAGCTGAGCCGCACGTAATAGTACACTCGGTGGGGGTAGCGAATCTCCAGACATTTGTTCTATATCCTGTTTCGCCTTCATCTTATTGAACGCATTTGAGCGTGTCTTCCATCTTAAATCTCGATCGCATATTCAAACTTTTAAGCTCTTCTTTAGGTGTACTTAGGAATACGTCGATGCC